TCATATCCTTGTTTCAACCAACATCTTAATCTATTTATTCCGCCTGGTTTAGATATGAATTGAGCTATACCACTAACCGAACAACCTATTCTACGATTTCGTAACATAACACGATTGGTTTCTGACCAATGTGTTTTTCCAAGTGTAACCGTTTTAGCATATAGATATGCATATTTTAAAGTCTTTAAATAATCTTCTACATCTTTATGATTATGTGGAAATGTTTCTACAAGACAACATAATTCATAACTTTCTAAACTTTGTTCCAAACAAGGATTACCACCAGCTACTCTATGGTCTTTCTTATCTCTACCATTTTTCATTCGTGAATAATCTCTCATATTGGCTAACCAAGCAAATCCTGGTTCTCCGTTATCATTAATTCTTTTTGCCGCGTCTGTATAATCCATTCCAAGTTCGGCAAATATAGAATTGTTTGATGTCCAACCATATGATTCTCTATGAGGATTTTTCTTATAATTTTTTAAATTAATATATTCGTCTGATTTAGAATCACCGAATACTATTTCAGCAGTTCGTCTGACATTACCAGCTACAACACATTTCCCAATTAAATTCATTATATCAACAATTGTAGTTATTGATATAGGTGAACCTACATTTTTATCTAATACTTCCCTTACTTTTTTATGAACTTCTTCAAGAGGTTTATAACCACTAGCAACACCACCAAAGCCTTTGATTGGTGCACCTTCTTCTCTAATTTGTGTATAATCAAAATTTACATTTGTGATACCAAGAAAATAACTATCTAACAACCTAGCCATAGATTCAACCCAACCTTCTCTTGTATCAGGTATATGATATATCTCTGGTTCTCTATCAGGTTTAGGGCCTCTCACTACAAATGATTCTGCACCCTTTGTATCAAAACCCACACCTACTCCAACCATACTTGCATCCATTAAGAATGTAAATGGTTTAGATAAATCTTCTTTTAGATTGTTAGTTGATACAAATGCACAATTGTTTAGGGCGGCGTATAATCCTTTTTCTTCTGTTAGTGATGTTCCCATTGACCATAAACCTCTACCAGGTGGTAAAAATTTCATATAAAAAATACGGTCATACATCTCTTGCGCTGACCTCTGTGCTTGCCACGCATTCCAACCCAAGTCATATCTCTCAATATGTTTCTTCTGCATGTTGTAAGTACCTTCAACTACTCGTTGAACGGTTTCCCACCACATTTCATTTTTACCATCTTCTTTAAGACGAGAATAAGTTCTCATATAGACTAACTCCCCCAAGCCGTTAAATCCGAATGGGGGTCGTTTTCTTTTATAACCGTCTATAAAATTATCTGATAATTTGAAAGATTTGTAATCCATTAAATAAATCCTCTACTTTTTGAACACAAAAATTGGTTCATATTTATATCCCGCTCCCATAACCGAAGAGAGAGTTAATTGTAATGTTTTTTCATGGTTAAAACCAAGTTCCTTACATATTTGTAAAGTTCCATTTTCTATATTTTTTCCACGAGATGTGTTTGCAATGTTCAATAATAAATATCCATTTTTCTTTAAACTTTCATAACAATTTTCGATTGTTAAAAATAAAAATCCATCAATCCACTCTTTTTCATTGGGATACTTAATATAACTTTGAGTTAGTTCATCACTATACTTTTCCGTATCAAAATAAGGTGGTGAAGTAAAACATAAATCAACTGACTCTTCGTCTGGTCTAAAAACTTCACTACCAAGTTTATGTAATTCTACTTTTTTATCTATATAACTAAATTCTTTTTGGATATTTTTCAATCCCTCAAATGTTCTTGTTGAAGGTTCAGTTCCAATATATTTTTTAATCCTTTTTGAAGACAATGCTCCTATTAACCTACCACCCCAACCTGACGACATATCCCAAGTTATACCATCACCACCATATTCTTCATAAACAAGTTTAGCTGCCGTTGGTCTGAAATTACTTACCGATTGTGTTCCTGTATAAATTTTTAATGATTGTCTAAGTCTATTCTCATGAAATTTATGATTTTGAGAATCTGGATTTTCACCAGCCCAATGTTTTGATTCCCATTTCCAACATTTTTTAATTGTTGCCTTAAACTTATCATCATTTAAAAAAATTTCCATTGGTGACTTCATAGAATTACCACACTTGATTTCCCAAAAAAATGGAAAATATGACCAAGCAAGTCTTAATGCATGCATAGTTTGAATAATTTTATCACCATCTAAAATTGTATTCACATCAAACTTTTTAAGTTTCCTCATATGTTCGTGTTTTTCATCTTCACGAATTTTATAATGAGGAAAGCCATGTCTACGATAATATTGAAAAATAATATCAACACCATAATCTATATCAACAATGTCGATATTATTTACAACTCTATCAAATTCTAAATCTTTTTCATCATACTCAAAAAACTGGCCAAGAGTTTTATAACTTACTCTACTCAACTATTGTGTACTCCACATCATGTGAACATACCCAATAATCTTCTGGTATTTCTACATATCCTAATATCATTTTATTCTTCTCCCATCAAATCCTCATATTTATTCTTTAACATTCTTTTCATAACCTCAGTTCCACTCTTCATTTTTTGAGTTTGCTGTTTTCCATCAACAGTGGAACTCTCGTATATTTCAACTGCTCCTGTGTTAGTATTTACTTTCGCGGGGAAAGTCAAACCATCAGGACCAAATCTATTTTTAATTACATGAAATCTACCTGTATTTGCAATCTTGTCTTCTACTTTTCTACTCAATGACAACACAAAATCCGCTGTCATAACTTTTTGATATGATTCGGCAACTTTTTGAGCCTCAATAACTTCCTCATCAAGTGCACTCCTATTAGCTTGTGAAGCAGTCCATATTGGAACTTCAAACTCACCAGCGAGTCCTCTTAAATCTTCATAGATATTTCCAAGTGCGTGTCTTACTTCTGAACCACCTCTTGTATCTCTCAATATATCTCCATAATCTACAATGACCATATCAAATTTCTTACCCAATATCTTAAGTTGTTGTAAGTGAGCAGATAATGTATGAACTGATGCTGTCTTAGTTGGAAAATACTTCACTACCAATTCACCCTTAATATCTTCAATTTTAGTTTTCACTTCATCTTTATGATACTTTAAATTCTGATTAGCTACACCTGTAAATACCGAATCATATCTCAAACCAACATAAGCTTCATTTAATTCTAATGTATAGTGAATCACATTTGTACCTTTTTTCATAGCTCCACCACCAAGAGCACATAATATCCAAGTTTTACCAATACCTGCTGGTGCCACAATCACACCCAATTCACCAGCAGCTAAACCACCTTGAGTTAAATCATTTATCACATCCCATGGCGTTTCAACTGTAGTACGAGCCATTTCAGAATATCTTACCTCAATATCTTCGATATATTCATGTCCTATATTTCTTTCCGTACCAGCCTTCATAGCATTGTCTATAATATTCTTTATCTGATCATAGTCACCTTTATTCTCTAATATCTCAACTGATTGTATGATAGCATTTTTTAATGTTTGATTCTTAAAAAAGTCAACAACCTTATCTTGAACGAATTCCAAATCAGGTGCTTCTAAATATCTGTATATCTCTTTAAGAGTTTCAACTACAGTTGTCTTTAACACATCATTCTGAATTTCATTTACTTTTACTTTAAAAACATCAAGTGTTATGGGTTTCTTATATTCAGTAAAATACTGTTTACATTGTTTTACAATCCATTTTAAACTATCGTTATCATAATGACTTTCATCTAATATATCAATAATCTGTTCAATAAAATTAGGTTTTGTCATTAAACAGACAACCGATTTTATTTGAAAATTATGTCCAAACTCTTGTAATCTATCAGTCATTTAATCCTTTAAATCTGTCTAATCTTACAAATTCTTTTATCCAACTTCCAAAATCAGGAACTTGTGAATAGAGTTTATCTTTTAAAAACATTGTTTGTAATTTATATTTAATCAATTGTGGAATATCTTTATTAACAGCTCCTTGTATTTTAAGTTTTACATTATTTGGTATGTCCACGTTTTGTAACTGCATTAATAAATAATTCCTCTTTACTAAGTTACTACTTTTTTTTATATTTTCCAAGAGTTTTATTTTAGAATCTAAGTTTTCTATAAATTCTAATAAATCTCTTACATCAAATTTTTCCATAGACGAAATTTTCGGGCAGAATTTTTTCAAGGTTTTTAGTCCTGCACCTTTAATTCCGCCTATATTATCTGATTTATCGCCATCCAATATTCTATAGGTTAACATATTACATGAAGGTATGCCATATTCTTCGAATACACTTTCTTCATCATATAATTTCTTTTTTGTTGGACTCCAAACATTTACCCTATCATCTACCAATTGTAGAAAGTCTTTATCCGTAGACATTAAAACTATCTTATTATCTTTAAGGATTTGTTGTGATATATAAGCCATTGTATCATCAGCTTCTATACCATCTACACAAATTAAAGTCAAAGGAAGTTGTTCAAGATAATCAACCAATCTACCGAGTTGCAATCTCATTGATTCTTCTTCGTTAGCGGGAGCTATTCCCCAATCTACATTTCTATTTAATCGTTGTTTTACCTTACGATTTTCTTTATATTGGGGATATAACTTTCTTCTTCTTTTACTACCATCTTTTCCATCAAAGACAATGATGCATCTTGAAGGTTTTAACATATCTATTGTATATCTAATAGATTTTAGGAATCCTGTTAAACCACCAATATGTACACCATCATCATTAATTGAGGGATTAACGCTAAAAGCTCTAATAAAGGTATTTAAACCATCAACAATCAAAACTTTATCATTTAGTCTTAAAGTTTTTGGTTTCTCTTGTACATTCTCAAGGAATGAGTTGTATTGTTCTTTTACCTTATCATTAGAGTTCATCTATCAATTCACCCGTTTCAGTAACATCATCAATACCAAGTTGTTTTGAATCATATTTCAAAATACATGCTTCACATATTCTATTATAACAATAATGCTTTAATTCATCATCTTCTTCCAGCTTATTTTGAAAATCTTTTGACTGAAATTTATGTTCAGATAAAATTTCTCCAGTATTTGGATCAACAACATTTAAAGTGTACCAAGAACCACCCTGTTTAACAATATTATGATCTTTCATTACTTGTAACCAACTACCATAATCATCAATACCCGTATCAAAAAATAATGGAAACTCTGCGGTTCTCATTGGTGGACCAAGACGGTTTTTAATAACCTGACCTTTAATCTTTATACCAATTGTATTTTTCTTGGTATCTTTAATCTGACCCATGTTCTTGAAACGAACACGAGTTGATGCATGAAACGGTAATGCTTTTCCACCACTTGTAGTCCAAGGATCTCCAAACATTACACCTAACTTTTGACGAAGTTGATTTGTGAAAACGAGAGCCACTTTTTGACGAGCAATCATTTGTGTTATTTTTCTCATCGCTTTTGATATAATGATAGCTTTAGCCGTAGCCCAACCATCTTTATCAAAGTCAGCATCCATTTCTACTTTTGTAGAAGCTGCTGCCAAACTATCAACAAGAATTGTAACTAATCTATCTTTATCTGATTCGCGAATCTTTGTAACAATTGTTTCAATTGTATCAAATATTTCTTCAACAGTTTCAAGATGTACATATAACATCTTACTTGTATCTACACCTATAGCTTCAAGAAACTCTGGTGACACTGCTGATTCTGCATCTATATAAACTGCTATACCATCTTTTTGTTGTGTTGAAGCTAATAGATGAGAACCAATAAGAGATTTACCACTACCCTCTAAACCATTTAATTCTGTGATTTTACCTACTGCAACACCACCATTTGGTTTATTAGATATAGCTAAATCTAACATTGTAGAACCTGTTGAAATCCAATCAGTTACATCAGTAGGATTAGAATCTTTATCAAGAAAAAATGCTACTTTTTGATGTTTGAATTGTTTATTTAATTCAGAAGCAATAACTTCTGCCAATTCATCTTTTTTAGACATAAAGTCCTCCTATAATGAAAGTGGGGATATCAGTTAATCTAAATAGAGAGTGATACTAAGAACTTTTGATCAGTGTGTTAGTTTCTTATGTGAAATGTCATCTATTGCCAGACATCCCCATCTTTTTCATTTATTTATTTAATTATTGAATAACTGATCGAATGCATCTTCAACATTTGATGTTTTACCCGATTTACTTTCAACGTTACTTGTTGGAGTTGTTGATGCTTGAACTCCATTTGGTGTAGTTGATGTGGTTGAAACATCATCATCTGATGGATTGAAGAAATTATCAAGAGCTTCTTTTAATTCTTCATAAGTTGGTTCATTATACAACTCTGTTAAATTAACTTGACTATTGAATATTTTTTCAAGAAGTTCTTTTTCTTCAGTAATCGGAATTTGATTTGGTTTAACACGAATAGTAGTTTTACCATATTGATTACCAGCCTCAGCGGGTGTAATTCGTTCCACTACTACATCTCTACCGTTAATTGGATCAGTGATATCACCATAATCGGGGTCAGCGATTATACTCAATAATTCCTGATACACAGTTTTACCAAATCCCCAAAACTTAACACCTTCAGATTCTTTTCCACGAACAATTACTGGAGCGAAGGTTCTCATTTTAGGTTCAAGTCTTTTACCTTGAATCCATTCGTCTTTATCACCTGTTGATTTAAGTTTATCTGCGAATTCATTTACAGGATCAGGTTTACCAAAAGAAACTGGAGAAAGATATGTTTTATTCTTTCCCAATCCATAATGGAAATATAACTCAATAAAAGGATTATCCTTATTATGTTTATATGGAACAATTCTTATTTGAGTTTTACCAGGATCTGGTTTCCAAAAGTTTTCTTTAGTTGAAGTTTGATTTTGTAACTGAGTTAAGCGATTTTTTATTTGTGAAATATCCATTGATATTCTCCTTGTGTTTTAGTGTTTAGTATTTATTGTTTATGGTTTACTCTGAAACCATATAACCATTTCCTATAATATATATCTTTTTTGACATACAAAACAAGCTTTTTTTTTAATTATTTGGAAATTCTTCCTCGATATATTCTCTTATTTTTTGTCCAAGTTTTTTATCATCATCAATGTCTTCAATTATTGAAACAATATGTTTAAGTGTTCTCTGATAATAACTACTTTCAGCAATCGTTCTTCCCAATTGATCTTTATATTGTTCTTTATCCATTTTGTTCCTCTGAAATTAATCCTTCGAGAAAATACTTAAGAGTTTCTTCATTTAGAGCTCCTAAAGTTGAATTTGATTTACCACTTTTAAAAATTGTGGTTACTGTAGGAACACTCCTAACATTAAATAAACCTGCAATTTCAGGTTCTTCTTCAATATTTACTTTGTATAAATTTATTTTATCTTCA